TTTTGCCTCTCTTGGTACGCCACTTTTGCTTTCCCCAGTTGAGTAGAGATTTTTGCGGAGCTTTCATCTGCTTCCCTCTGCTTCTTTAGTATGGCATTCAGTGTGCCGCGATCTTCGTAGCTCATTCTTACATTTGCTTTTTCTTCATTAAAGACAGGCGAGATCGTGCTGTCTCATCAGGTGACTTAATGCTCCCACCGCCACCGCCACCTCGGCCCTTCATGTTAGCAATCATACGATTGATTGCCTTAATCTGAAGACGCATTTTCTTTTGACGCTCTTTAGATTCCTTGATTTCTTTTTCACTTGTGGCAAACCGAACAGGGTGGTCTTCTGGGTTCAACTCTTGACGAATATCCTCCCAGCCAATGTCGTCCTCTAGGCGATCTTTTTGTTTTTTTAGGTCCGCTAAAGTCTTGCGACCTTGAGCCGCGCTGCGTCTAGCTTTTGTTTTTGCTTTTGCCATTATCGGTATCCTCCACCTTTTGCTTTGTACTCCTTCGCAAGTAGCTGCGCCTTACGCGCCGACCACTGACCAGCAGCCGTTCCGTGAGTCGCCTTGGCCTTAATCTTTTTAAACAAGCTCTTGCGCATCTTTGCTTTTGTATAATTACCCGCAGCGTTTACCGTACTCATGGCTCTTGAGTCTCCTTGTCAGGCATGTCAGCTAACATCTGACCTAGCTTTTCGTAACGCTTCATCATCTTCTTACGTTCCGCGTCTTTAAGCTTAGAAGAAACAGTAGATTTAGGTGTCTTTTGTTTGCTAAGAAGATTAACCAAAGACTTCTTTACACCAGTTGCCGCAGGGTCAACGTCAATCTTTAGCTTCTTCGCTAAGTCATCAAACTCTTTCTGAAGTGCTTCACGATCAGCCATTTGATTCCTCCATATTCAACAAAGAACGCTTCTTCTTAACGCCCTTGTATGCTGGCCCCTTACGGTCAACCTTCTCTTTAACCTCAGACATACGCAAAGAAGGAAGCTCACCAAAAGAAGGTTTCATCTCTGCATAAAACTCATCAGCACTCTTGGCTGGCTCTGGCTTACCACCACCACCGAAACACATTACGCCGAACTCCTATTATTACGAACATAACTACGAGCCGCAGCAACACTACCAAAGCCCCACTTCTTCAACGCCAAAGCCTTTCTCGTAGGACGACCCTTCTCATCCTTCATCGGCCCCTTCATGCCAGCAAAACGCGCAGCAAACGAAACCTTCCGAGCCTTCTCACGATCACTCTTCGGCTTTCCTCCAACAGGTGCCTTTAAATTAGCACCCTCCTTCCGCTTGAAATAAGCGCGACCCGCTGCATTCAAACCACCTTCAGGATTCTGATACTTCTTCGCTACCATATCCGTTACTCTTCAAAGCCTTCTTCGCAGCCGCATTCGAACGAATACGAGCTGGCGTTGCTTCTGCTGGTTTCTTCTTACTCATTTGTCACCTTTAACATGATCGAACCTTTTTTGCAAAAAATAAGAGTGAGGGACTATTACAGTGACAGTGGCTTCCGTTTTTGACCCCCACCCCCCTGTGTGAACCAGTGACAATCGATTAACCTAGATCGATGCTAACCTTGATGTCACCAGCTACTTGTACCTGCGAGCGATCTATCGGTTTGAATCCAGCACGATCAAGGATATCCTTGGATGCCTCTAACTGAACATACTCACTCTTGGCACCCGAAGCGAGCTTTAACACCTTAGCAGCAGCGACTGTAGCATTCATCCCGAGCTGTTCACCTATCCGTTCCATCATGTACTGTTGCACATGTGGTTGGCGTAAAGCCTTGTGAGCACTCACTCTTCCGCTGTCGCCCTCAGCGTAACCTGCTTCTTTAGCGGCTTGAGTGACACTACAACCTAAGGCTACAAGTGTATCTACCAAAGCTGTCTGTTTGTCAGTCAATTTCTTAGTAAGAACGGTGTTCATTGTATCCTCTCGTTAGCCCCCCTCTCCCTCTCTCCCCCCACAATAGCCCGATTGACTGACACCTTGTCAAGATGTGACGCTACGTCACTTGTGCCTAAGGTCTGTGCTTGGCACCATATGTAGTATTGACATGGCATCCGAGCGGGCTGTCGTGAACCAGTACCCTTGGTACTGGCCCTACGGGCTTCCATCCCTGATGCGGTTGTCGAATCAGTCCGAGGGGATACGCACGTGCAGCTGCGCGTTTGCGTTCCCCTCAACAGATTCGCCAAGTCACAGTGGCCGCTGCCCACGGCCTAGTTCCAGTCGCACACTGGAGTGCAGCACCAAGCAGAGGCACATGCCCATCGAGGGCATGCGACTCTGGCAGACGGACGCCGCTCCCGCTTTTGGCGTCCTAAACCCACACGCGGGTGCGGGTTTACCTGCGGTCAGCTATCGCGTGAGTTTATCAACGGCAGGTTCGACCCGCGTAAGGGGAGGACATGGCGGTGAATAATAATATTGATAGACCCACGCAAACCACGCAGCAAGAGTCCAAACGCTATTGTGTCACGCGCAGCGTGACGCTCTTTAGTTTATTCAGACTCTTGGATGCGCGGTTTCCTGTCCTTCGGCTGAAACACTTCGTGATCGTAGATCACCAAGTGTGTCAGGGTCTATTAATATTACCTGCCTTAGTGATGTTCGGGAACCGTTCAAAATTATCATGAAAGGAAGAACAATGAACAAGATAGAATTACATCAGTATCTGATCACTGCACCATGTGAAGAAGACTGGAGCGAGGAAGAAGCAATGATGCTAAAAGGCCCAGCCTTTTGGTATGATTGCGAATGTTTCGCTCTGCACCAAGAGGATGATGAAGATACAATAGAATTTTGAAAGAACCGCTGCCAACTGATCGGTCAGAAGCAAGGCAACCTCGGCAGAGCCGAGGCGCAAGCGACCTTGCGTCTGTCCGATGCAGTCGGACGGGCGCGAAGGTGTCGAAAGACAATAATAGTAACTTATCAAATATGGAGAACACAATGGATAAGAAACAAGCGAAACTAATCAACTCAACACTTCAATCTGCTTACACAGGTGAGGACAACGTAGCACTAAGCGCAGCGATAGCTCGCTTGTGTGCGGAGATGTACGATCCGCGCATGAAGCTAAATCAGGACACTGGTGCATATGAAGAAGTCAACAGCCACCAATGGGAACAGCTCTTCTTCATGCAACACATTGCGAACCACTTGTGGGCAGCAATGTATGACACACGCACCAACAGTAAGGGTTACGTCAAGGGCGTTAAGCACAAGCTGGACAAAGCGATGGTCAACTTGAAACAGGCCAGCAAGCAGTACGATGGTACTGAGATCGCCCTTGAGGCTCTGGATAGAGCCGAGATGTGGGTGCAGCAACTCGAAGAGAAGCTTGCGATGTTCGAGGAGATGTATCACATGTTCGCCGACTTTATGGAGGTGGCATGTGGTACCACCCACAAACCATGGGAACCATGGACTACAGCAGTCGAGGTCAAGCCAGAGGCAAGCTCTGACAAAGAGGCAGAGATTGCGGCACGGCTTGCCGAGCGAGGCCTTGATATGCCAGTGGGTAATGCAGCCAACACAGATGGTGTTGCATCCGAAGAGGTCGCCTAGCGACCTCGTAGGAGGGGGGCAAGCCCCCTCCTACATTCTCTCTCTTCTCTTCTCACGTTGGCTTTTTGAGAGAGGCCTTGGTGAGAAGGCCGAGAAGTGTAGTGACAAGTGCATAGCGGCAAGCTGTGCCATCAAAAAGTTTCAATCAATAAATCCAGAGGAGAACAGTTATGGATCGCATTGAAGAATACAAAGAGAACGAGGTCATTAGGAATCTCAAACGACTGATCAATGATGAGATATCAAAACGCATTGATCAGATTGCTGAAGCTCAAAAGCAAGAGCCACCCAAAGAGCCATCGATTAACATCGAGGACTATCGTGGCGAAATCGAGACAATGATCTCTGAGTACATCAGCTACAACGTGACAATCAGTATCGACCCGTAGTTGTGGAGGATGTGGAACATGTGGAAGGTTTCTGCGTGTACAGTGACAACCCTGACAACCATTACAAGTTACGCAGCGTCACAAAGCAAAGTGACGTAGCGTAACTAATGTATTAGCTACTAAAGTACTGCATACTTGCAGCACTAACAACAATCCACGGAGAACAACAATGGATGTAAGCGTATTCAAAGTCGTCGATATACAAGAACTAATCGACGTTCACACTGGTGGCATGGAGTTTGTCACTCGAACATTCGTAATCAAAGATGAAGATGGAAACATTCATCGATTCAAAATCTTTGCCGATAACAAACGCAACCTAACAACAAGCACATTCGAGGAGAACATTCATGCTTGATATGACAAACGACTGGTCATTCCCAGTAGAAATGCAGCCCGTGTTCGACATGCACGGCAATGAAATCAACGGTCAACAGTGCGTTATGCGCACT